TGGTGCGGATGTCCTGGCCAATGGCGATGCCGATGATGGGCACGGTGCCGTCGTAGCCCACAATGCCCTGGCGGATATATCCCTCCACATCGGTCTTGTAGGAGGCAAAGTCCACCCCCACCCGGTCCACATCCGCCCGGATGTCCGAGGCAAACTTGAAATACTGGCTCAGCTGGCTGGGGTCCGCCTCGATCCGCTGGCTGATTCTCTCCAAATAGTCGCCGAATTCCGATTGTGCCACATAGCTCCCCTTCAGTTCCGTGGCAAGCCGGTCCATCTCCTGGCGCACCACGTCCGCCGACTTGATGATGAGGCTCTTGAGCGTTGCCGCCTGGTGTGCCCGTTCCTCCCGGGCTTCTCGGCTGCTGACCGTTGTCCGCTGCGCCTGCGCTGCTTGAGCGCCGGCGGTGCACTCCACCTGCTCCATAGCTCGGTTCAGCGTCTGCGCCAGCCGAAATAAGTAGGTGTATTGCTGCTGCACCTGCTGCGCCAGCGTTCCCGCAGGAGCGGCGGGCATTTCCATCACGCTCACAGCCGGTCACTTCCTCTCCCATACAGGGCCGTGGCGGCAAAAATAGCGCACTGGCCGTTGCCGGTCAGCCTCAGCCGCATAGCCCGGCACTGCCTGGGCCGTATGGCCACCAGCTGTTCCCGTATGCCGCCGCTGCCGGTGATCTGTCCCTGCTTTTGCCAGGTGGCTCCCTGGTCATAGCTGACCCACGCTGCCACCGTTGTCCCCTGCTCGGGCCGCATTGCCAGCAGCAGCCGTGTCAGCCTCTTGCGCTCCGGGGTCTGCAGCCCCAGCTCTCCGGTCTCCGCCAACCAGGTAAAGCCCGTTTCCTTTTCGCCGCTCTCGCCGTGCATGCTCAGCATCTTCCCCTCTGCGCTCAGGCAGTAAAGCTCCCCGTCCTTGCAGGCAAAGCCCTCCGCCCGCAGCTCGTCCTCCCGGTGCCACAGCTTTCTCTCGCTGTCATATACCAACAGAGAGGCTGCTCCATCCTCATCCAGCGCCGAGAGATAGTACTTCTCTCGCCACGCGCCGCCCACTCCCGCGCTGTATCTTCTCTCGCCCAGGGCCTGGGATACCGTCACCGGCAGGCTTCCGTCAAAGGCCTGCACGCCTTCATCGGATAGATAGTACAGTACGCCGCCCACCACCTGCAGGCTTTTTGCGCTGCCCTTTTGCACGCCGCTGCACTCCGTGGTCACGATCTGATGAGCCCCCTGGCTCCCGGCGTACACCCGCTCCATGCAGTGTTCCTTGAAGAATATTGGGTTCCCCAGATAGCTCACCGCTCCGGTGAATGCCCCGTCGGAGCCTCTGGCTGCGGCATAGCTGTCCGTGGACAAGCCTTCAAAGCATCTCCAGTTTCTAAAATCCCCCAGCTTGCTGGCGTAGATCTCATTCACGGCCTCACCGTCCGTCATACCGTACCTGCAGCCCCACAATCGGTTGCCGCTCTCCACCACGAAATCCATCTCCGGCACAGTGCGGCTAATGGTCACCGCCGCCTCTTGGGATGCGTTCCCTGCCACGATCCCGGGGAAGACCACCCAGTTCTCCCCTGCCGCCTGCAGGACCTTCTCCCCATTGAGTCTTGCCGCAGCGCAGCCGGAGACCGTCACACCGTCCCCGGCGGCGAATCCCTTCCCCAGCAGGTTCGCCTGCAGCTTTACGCACACATTCTGCAGGGCCGTCCAGCACTCCTGGCCGTATTGCCGCAGCACCGGCTCTGCTCCGGATACATCCATCCACAGCGTCCCCTCCTCCGGATCCTCCGGTGCCCCGACACTCTGAACCACGCCGCTGTAGGCCTTGCCCTCCGCATCACACAGGCTGATGGCCACTCCCGCCGATGCGGTTCTTTCGCATTCCAGGCTGCCGTAGTCCGTCAGATCCTTGGTATTGAGATACACCTTGTCGGGAAAAACGATCAGATATGCGCCCATGCTGATCAGATCCTTTTCCCCCTCTGTCAGCACCGGCCCCGCCGCCTCACCGTTTACGCAGATCCGCGTGCCGTCCACCCAGATCAGGGCATCCTTCGCCGTCAGGCCGCCGGGCTTTGTCACCGTAGCAATCAGGCCCCTTGCCTGCCGCGTCCGCAGGGTAGGGTATCCCTCCCCGCACAGGTTCCGCATCTCACGGAATCCCCCGATTCTGGCTGTTTCCCTGCGGTCAAGGCCCGGGAAATCCGTCACCGTCATCTTTTCCAATCCAATTTTCTTTAGCATCGGAAAGAACATGCCCCCGCCTCCCTTCAGCAAAGACGCAGGCAGTTTGCCGTCTGCATTTCGCCCATTTTCCGCAGTGTTTCCGCCTGCAGAGCCTCCACGCCCCGATTCCACAGGGCCATAGCGTTGTTCCAGTGCGCCATGTCGCCGTCGGCGTAGTGGATCTGCGCCTGCACATACAGATCGTAAAGCCCGTCATAGGGCGTCTCGGCCACCAGCACGGTGCTTTCCTCCAGTTTTTCCGGCACGGATGTCTCCCGGTCCACCGGCCGCAGCACCTCCCGGATGAGGGTGCCCTCCGCCTGCAGCAGCCACCGGAGCTTTTCCTCCCGGGTGTATGCGTTGGGCAGGAGGCTGTCTACCTGAGTCAGCACCTGTCCCGCCGTCATTTTGCCCATAGTGTCCTCCTTTTCAGTTGGCCATGGTGTCCACATACCGCCGGGCAGTGTCAGCCATCATGCGGCTGTTTTCCAGCACCTCCGCCACATACGCAGGCACCTCCACCTCCACGCCCTTCATGATCTTGTAGCTACGCCCGTTCACGGACACGATCACGAAATTTTCCTCATTCTTTCTGCCTCTGGGCAGATAAACCTTGCGCATTTCCTCTTTCATGCAAAAATCTCCTTTCTTATATGACCCGCCGCCGACCTTACACCGGTCTCCTTGCTACCCGTAGGGCGGAGTGCCCTCGCCCCGCCGCAGCACACATGCACCCCGCCCCGTAAAGCATCTCGTAGGGAACGATGCCCCCATCGTCCCGCCGTACCAAACTACTTGATACTCCGTAGGGGCGACCCTCTTGGTCCCCGTTCCACCGCACCTCTTGTTATATTCCGCAGGGGACGGCATCCCCGACGGCCCGAGCCGACCCCGTACAGCATTTCTTGCAATGTGTCATTGCGAACCAGTGACCGCCGTCACTGGTGTGGCAATCCGCATCTCTCTGCGCCACGTTCCTTGTCTCGCGCGGGGGCGGAGCTCACGCCCCATCAGTTGGCCTTGTCCTCCTTAGAGTAGGAGGAGCCGCATTCCACACGCACCATGTACTCGTCGTACAGGATAGCAGCGGCGTGAATACCCTTCCAGCCCACGCTGGAGCGCTGATCCAGGGGATCGGCGGTGCCGGAGGAGCCGCGAGGCTTTACAATAACCTCCGTCCCCTCACTGAGGTCCACCACGCCGTAAGCGCCCTTGCCCACAAATAGGCAGCCGTATACGGCGCAGCCCTCTGCACCGCCCTCACCGGGATAAATGACGGCGTTGTCAGCGGCGGTAATGGCCTCCTCCAGCGTCATGGCGCTGTCGGTGTTGCTAAGCACCTTGTAGCGCTTACCGCCGATAAGCACATAGCGACCCACAAGGCTGCCGGCGTCCACGGAGCCGCCGTCAAAGCTCACCGTAGCCTTAGCTGCCACCGCGCCGTTCACCGCCAGATTGCGGGCGTTTTTGGCCAGGTCGGCGCCACAGAAGATCTTGGCCTCTGTGGTCTCCACAAAGCGCACGCCGTGCAGCTCGCCAATTTCGCCCGAGAACAGTTCTGTGGCGGCGGCATACTGGTGGGCGGCGATCCATGCCTCATCCTGGCGCAGGTCAAATGCCACAGAGGGATGGATGATGCACACATACTTGCCGTCAAAGGTCGGCGCATTCATCTTCTTCAGCTGGGTAGCTGCCTTGGCCACCAGCTCGCTGGTCATCTTGCAGGCCGGGGTCAGGGCCACACGGCTGGTCACGGCGGTCTGCTTGCCGCCCTCGCCCAGCACAGGAGCATAGATCACCTGGTTGCCCTGCTGGATCTCGTTGCGGGTCACAGTGTCCAGGGTCAGGCCCATGTTGTTGCCGTGGCGGTCGGTGATCTCCAGCACTACATCGTCGATAGCCGTCAGGTCCAACATGTCGGACACGGTGGTGTAGTCGCCGTACTGGGCCAGCTCCTTGGTGATATAGCTGACAGAGATACCGCTGCCGTCAGGGGTCACACCCTCGGTCAGAGGTGTCAGTGCCTTGTCAAAGGCGCCGAACTTGCGCCACTCTACGGTCTTGCCGCCGCCCACAGGCAGGGGCTTGGTAGCAGCAAACTGGTTGTGTACCAGCTGGGGCTTAGCGTTCTCCAGCAGCTCCATGCCGTAATAGGTCTTCATCTCGGCGGACAGGCCGCCGGTGGTCTGTGTGTTTACATCGGCAAACATCTGATAGTTTAGCTCCATAGTCATCTTTCCTTTCTTCTAACAAAAGCTTTTCAGTTTCTTCCGCGCTCCGAAAAATTATTTTTCCCCAGCGCTCTTCCTCAGAATCGAATCTTCTCCCCGTCCAGCACACGCCTGCGAATATCCGCCAGATCCTCGCTGGTGAGCCCCCGAGGATCGCTGGCTGTCACGGCAATGCTCCTGCCGCCGTTTTCCGCCACCCGGCTCATACCGCTGGCCAGGCTCCCGGCCACCTGTCTGCGCGTGCGTCCTGCAGCGTAGTGCATGGCCTTTTCCATCAGTTCCCGGCCATGCACCGTCTCATAGGCCGTTCGGGGCTCCACCCCGGCCAAAATCAGCCGACCGAAGCTCTCGCTTTGCATCTCTCTCTGCCAGTCAAAGTCCGGATACAGCCGCCTCAGCTCTCCCTCCTGCCTGCGCAGCCGGTCAATGCGCTCCGCCGCCTCCGCCTTGCGTACCCCCTCCAGCTTCTCCTTCTGCTCCTTCAGCCGCTGATTCTCCTGCCGCATACCCCGCAGCCGCCCGTCCAGAATTTTCCGCACCTTGGCGTCAAACTCCTCCTTGTACCTGCCCCGGATCAAAGCTTCGAAGTCCTCCTGCTCCCCGGCGTCGGGAGCCGTATCGCCCGATGCTTCACAAAGCTGTGCCTGGTTTTCTTCCATTTCCATGGTCTCACCCTTTCCCGTGGTAGGCCACGACCCGTATCATCACTCCCTCGCCGGGAGAAATGGCCCTTTTTGAACCTGTCGGAAAATTTCTTTGGAATTTTCCGACAAAAGGATTATAGTCTGCTCCGTACCGCCAAACTCTGCGAGACTCTTTGACACGCAGCCTATTTTTCAATTACCTCCACGCACTGGGGAAACCGTCTCTCCAGCTGCCGCAGCCCGCATTTCACTAATTCCGCCTCCCTGTCTGCGCCCCGCATGGCAATGCGCACATACCCCGGCCGCATAATGAGCTCTCTCACCAGGTTCTTCTCCTGCAGCCGCTCCGCCAGGGCCAGCACCAGGGCCGATACCGCCGCGCATACAATGTCCTTCCCTGTCGGAGCATATCCCGCATGTCCCTCCAGGGTCAGCCGCCCCGGCTCCGCCGTCACCCGGATCATCTGGGCCGCACCGCCTCCCGGGTGCTGCGCCTGGTACGCTCCACGGAGTTGAGCTTTCCGGCCTGCCAGGCACTGCCCTTGGCGTTTTTCTGTGCCGCGGCATACTCCTGGGCCAGCTGCTGGGCCAGATGCGTCCCTTTCACCTGGTCCACCACAGCCGCCGCCTGCATCAGCCTCTGGCGCAGCTGCTGGATTTCCATCTGCTGGGTTTGCCCGTTCCGGATCATAGCCATCACTAAGTCCTTGTTCTTAAAGTCCATCAGCTCCAGGCACCGCAAGGCCTGCGGAGCCATGTCCTCCCGGAAGAACCCCATCTGGAACAGCTGCAGGGCAAGCTGATTGTACTCCATGGTCTTATATGGGTTTTCCTGCTGGGCGGAAATCTCCAGGTCAAACACCGGCACCCGGTAGGAGGTCTCCACGCCGTCGCTCATGGCCACCGGCTGTAACCCTGCATTGTCGTAGCTGGCAAATTCGCCCCCCAGCAGCCTAAACTGTCTGGGCAGCCCATAAAACTGCCGGATCAGCTCGATGCACAGCGTCACCACGTCGGAAAACGCCTCGTACCCGTCATCGATCATATTCCGGGAAAGCTTTCCGCCGGCCTCCTGCAATGCCGCAATGGCCGTAGCCGCCGTTACGCCGGAGGCTGTGCCGCCGTTGGCCACATCCCGGTTGCCCGCCGTCTCCTTCATTTCGGCGATCTTGCTCTGCAGGATGGCCACATACACGCTGTCCAGCCCCGCCGTGTGGATGGGTGCAATGGAGTCGCTTCCAAGATTTCCGTTGGTGTGAACAAAGGGCTTAGTCCAATCGG